CAGGAGCATGGACAGGTAATATAGTGGCATTACCTAATAACAGGGTTAGGGCAACAAGTCCTGCACTGTGGCGAACAGGAGAGGGTGCACCAGACTTTACACCTTCACAATGGACTCACTCAGCAGAGTCACATGAGTCATATTTAAATCCTGATATAACATTTAATAATCTATATTCTGATGGTAGCGAAGTTAGAAACAATAAGAAAAAAGATAAAAAGTAAAAAGAAACTTGGATTTTCTGAAAGAGCAAGAGCAGTCAACAAAGGGCTGCTCCCATCAAAAGCAAAAAAGAAGAGAAAAAAATAATGCCTCATTATACTAAGCCTTTAAAAAAAGTCATAGGCAAATTAAAAAAAGCCTCCAAGGCTCATGCTAAACAAGCAAGAGTTTTAAGCAAAATAGAAAAAGACCAAAGAACAAGATATAAGAAAAAACATGGCACGACCAAAAAAAAGAGACCCTAAAGTTGGTACTGGTAAAAAACCTAAAGGTTCCGATAGACGTTTATATACGGATGAGAACCCTAAAGATACAGTTAGAATCAAATTTGCTACTCCGGCTGATGCCAGAGCAACGGCTGCTAAGGTTAAGAAAATTAATAAACCATATGCGAGAAAGATACAAATACTTACAGTCATGGAACAAAGAGCAAAAGTAATGGGTAAAAGTGAAGTTGTAAGAATAGCAAAAGCAGCTAAAGTAGCACTAAAAAGGAAACATAAGAAATGACATATAAATTAGAAGATGAACCAAAGAAATGTCCTACTTGCGAATGTTATGACTGTGTGCCGGAAGAATGTACCTGTGATTGTCACCCAGTTAAAAAAGATAAAGACCAACTAGAGTTAGATGTTTAGTGGTAGAATTTATTCTTATATTTATGATAGGAAAAGATATAGTTAATCAAACTCAAGTATTTAGAGATGTTAATAAATGTATATACTTTGCAAAAAAATTACATGACCAACCAGTTGTACCAACAGAAGATGGAAATAAATCAATAACAGCATACTGTAAACCAATACCAAAGAGAAAAAGATAATGGACCCGGCTACTATAGGAATAGCATTAACTGCAGCAAGTGGAGCTTTTAACGCAATTAAAAAAGGGTTCCAAATGGGTCGTGATATAGAATCAATGGGCAAAGATTTGTCCCGTTGGATGGGAGCAATGAGTGATGTAGATAATGCAGAAAAGACCTCTAAGAATCCATCTGCTCTACAAAAGTTATTCAAAGGTAAAGAATTAGAAGCTAGTGCTATAGAAGCATTCACAGCAAAGAAAAAATTAGAAGCTCAAAGACAAGAGCTTAAGTCATTTATAAATTTTCATTATGGAGCTAACAGTTGGAATGAAATACTCAAAATGGAAGCTGACATTAGACTACGCAGAAAACAAGAAATTTATGAAAGACAAGAATTAATCCGAAAAATATGGGAAGGCGTAGGTTGGGTTCTCTTATTTTGTACATTAGTAGGATTCGTATTTTTCCTTGCATGGCTTTGGAAAGAAAAAAGAGGAGCATAAATATGGCAGCAAAAAAGAAAACTAGAAAAACTGGAGGGGCAAAACCAAAGAACCCTTCGTTATACGCTAGAGTAAAAGCAGAAGCAAAACGTAAATTTAAGGTATATCCATCAGCTTACGCAAATGCTTGGTTAGTTAGAACATATAAGAAACGTGGTGGTACGTACTAATGGCTAAACCTACAGGTGGCTTAACTAAATGGTTCAAAGAAGATTGGCGTGATGTTAAGACAGGTAAAAAATGTGGTAGGTCAGGTAAAGAAAAAAAGTCTAGACCTTATCCGGCTTGCAGACCAAAAGCAGTTGCAGGCAGAATAAGTAAAGCTGAAGCAAGAAAGAAAACAGGACCTAAAGCTGTTAAATGGTCTGTTACAGCTTCAGGCAGAAAAAGAAAGACTACACGTAAAAAGAAATGACACGTAATTATAGAAAAGAATACGACAGTTATCACTCTAAACCTAAACAGAAAAAGCGTAGAGCATCACGAAATACAGCTCGTGCTATAATGGCTAGGAGAGGACTTGTAACAAAAGGTGATGGCAAAGATGTACATCATAAAACAGGTAATCCAATGAATAATAAAAAATTATCTGTAAAATCAAAAAGTAAAAATCGTTCTTTTGCTAGAACGAAAACAGCAAGAAAGAAGAATCCTCGTGCATAAAGAATTAACAGAATTACAAGCAAGATTTTTAGATGCATTGTTTGGACCTGCAAAAGGCAATCAAGCAAAAGCTATGAAGATGGCAGGATACTCTGAGAACACAAATCCTCATCACATAGTTAGTTCATTACGTTCTGAAATAATAGAACGAGCAGAATTAGAAATGGCAGCTAATGCACCAAAAGCAGTATTATCAATGGTTGGAGTTATAGATGACCCATCAGCTATTGGTAACAGAGAAAGATTGGCTGCATCACAACAAATACTTGATAGAGTGGGATTATCAAAAGTAGAAAAACTAAATGTAAGCACTGATAAACCTATGGGAGTATTTATATTACCGGCAAAGACAGATGATAGCGATAGCACAGAAACTGAATCCAACGAATAGATATTCTACATTGAAAGGACCTACAGTTCCTTGGGGATATAAAATAAATAAAATAGACCCTCAATTATTAGAACCTATTGAAGAACAATTAGAAGCTCTACAGTTAGCTGAAGAATATTTAAGAGAGTCCTCTTATCCTGAAGTATCAAGATGGCTATCTGAATATACAGGTCGTACCATAACTCCTATGGGATTATGGAAACGAATAAAAACAGACAAAAGAGACAGAAGAAGATATGCTGAACAAAAATGCAACGCTTCCAAGACCGAAGCTGAAGGCAACGTCAAAACGCAAGCCTTTAACTAAAGAAGAACGAGATATAGCGAAAGCTAAAAAACAGCAGAGGTCTGCTAAAATAAAATTAAACATAGCTCAACGTAAGTTAGCTAAGATTGCAAACGTAACAGAAGACGATGAAATTAAAGAAAAAGCTACAGAGAGTTTACCAGAAACTTATTATAAACAGGATGAGGTACGTCAAGAAGTATTATTCAAACCAAATCCGGGACCACAAACAGAATTTTTAGCTGCACCTGAGAGGGAAGTTCTATATGGAGGGGCAGCAGGAGGAGGGAAAACTTTTAGTTTAATAGTTGACCCTCTTCGTTATTGTAATAACTCAAACATGAACGGCTTAATATTAAGACGAACAAATGATGAGTTAAGAGAGATTATTCACAAGTCTCAAGAATTATATCCAAAAGCTTTTCCGGGAGCTAAATGGATGGAAAAGAAGAGTCAATGGACTTTTCCTTCTGGGGCTAGAATATGGATGACATACTTGGAGCAAGAAAAAGATGTATTACGTTATCAAGGACAAGCCTTTACTTATATTGGCTTTGATGAATTAACACAGTATCCGACATCATATGCTTGGGATTATTTACGTTCGCGGCTTAGAACTGCAGATACCTCCCTCCCAGTCTATATGCGAGGGACAACCAACCCCGGAGGACCCGGACACCAATGGGTTAAAAAAATGTTTATTGACCCTGCTCCGGAAAATAAAGCGTTTTGGGCAACGGATATTACGACTGGCGAAACATTAAAGTATCCAAAAGGACACTCTAAAGAAAATGAGCCATTGTTTAAAAGAAGATTCATACCTGCTAAATTAGTTGACAATCCATTTCTATATGAGCAGGGAGACTATGAAGCCATGTTGTTGTCTCTACCAGAGACACAACGTAGACAACTATTGGAGGGAAGTTGGGATGTGGCAGAAGGTGCAGCGTTTGCTGAATTTGATAGGCGATTTCATACTATTGAGCCATTTCAAATTCCAGACACTTGGAGAAAATTTAGGGCGTGCGATTATGGATATTCTTCGTACTCTGCAGTCCTATGGTTCGCTGTTGACCCAGCGACTGAGCAATTATTTGTATATCGTGAAATGTACGTTACAAAATACACTGCGAAAGATTTGGCGTATGCTATCTTGGAAGCTGAAAAGGGGGATGGTCAGATTTCGTATGGTGTACTCGACAGTTCGTGTTGGCATAAAAGAGGTGATACGGGTCCTTCCTTGGCAGAACAAATGATTTCAGTAGGTTGTAGATGGAGACCTTCAGATAGAAGTAGAGGTAGTCGTATTGCAGGAAAAAACGAAATACACAGAAGATTGAAAGTTGATGAACTTACAGAAGAAGCAGGATTAGTTATATTTAATACGTGCACTAATTTAGTAGCACAACTACCCATAATACCTTTAGATAAAACTAATTCAGAGGATATTGACACAAAAGCAGAAGACCATTTGTATGATGCTTTAAGATATGGTATAATGACAAGACCAAGGTCTAGGTCAATATTCGATTATGACCCGGCAAAGATTCCACAAACTTGGAATCCTGCAGATAAAGTATTTGGATATTAAACATGGAAGAACAAGATAAAACTATAGAAGAACTAGTATTCGTACCAGAGAATCCTAAAGACGAACTAGCTGCTTACGTAAATGAAAAATTTAAATCTGCAGAGGATGCACGATTATATGATGAGCAGAGATGGTTAAATTCATATAGACAATACAGAGGATTATATACATCGGATACTCAATTTACAGAAACAGAAAAATCCAAAGTATTTATTAAGGTAACTAAAACAAAAGTATTAGCTGCTTATGGACAAATTATTGATGTTTTATTTGCAGGACAAAGATTTCCGTTAGGAGTTGAAGCAACAAGAATACCTACAGGTGTTGATGAAGCTGTAAATTTTGACCCTAAAGAACCTGACAATGCGTTAAATGAATTAAATAATGTATTTGGTTTTCCGGGAGATGGCAAAAATATACCAAGAGGAGCAACACAAGAAAGCTTACAACAAGAGAGAAGACTTGGTGCTCACGAAGATGATTTAGAACAAATCATGGATAAACTAAAATCAGGAGCAGGTCTTACCCCTACATCACAAACTTATTATCCTGCACAAAAAGCAGCTAAAAGAATGGAAAAGATTATATTAGACCAGTTAGAAGAGTCTAATGCATCTAAACATTTAAGAACAGTGGCTTTTGAAATGGCTTTATTTGGCACAGGAATATTAAAAGGTCCTTTTGCTTTTGATAAAGAAAAAGCAAATTGGGATGAAGAAGGTAATTATTCACCAGAATCTGAAACAGTACCGAGAGTAGAATCTGTATCCATATGGAATTTTTATCCAGATTATGATGCAAACAATATGTCAGAAACAGAGTATGTTATTGAAAGACATAAGCTTAGTTATTCTGAATTACGTAATTTAAAAAACAGACCATACTTTGATACAGAAGCTATAGATGAGTGTGCAGAGATGGGATATAACTATGAGCGTAAATGGTGGGAAACTGATTTAACAGATAACGAAACACAGTATAACATAGATAGATTTGAAGTATTAGAGTTTTGGGGTAACTTAGATAAAACTATGGCTGAAGCAGCAGGTTTAGAGATACCTGATGAATATAAGGATACAGACACTTTACAAGTAAATGCATGGGTATGTAATAATAAAATACTTAGATTAGTAGTAAATCCTTTTACACCAAAAAGAATACCATACTGTGCAGCACCTTATGAAATAAATCCTTACAGCTTCTTTGGTGTAGGTTTAGCAGAAAATATGTCAGACACTCAAACACTAATGAATGGTTTTATGAGAATGGCTGTAGATAACGCTGTTCTTTCAGGTAATTTAGTATTTGAAATAGATGAAACAAATTTAGTTCCGGGGCAAGATTTACAAGTCTATCCCGGTAAAGTATTTAGAAGACAAGGGGGTGCTCCGGGACAAGCATTGTTTGGAACAAAGTATCCTAATGTAAGTTCTGAAAATATGATGATGTTTGATAAAGCAAGGGCGTTAGCAGACGATGCAACAGGTATACCCTCATACTCACATGGACAAACAGGAGTAGCAGGCACAGGAAGAACTGCTGCAGGTATTAGTATGCTCATGGGAGCTGCACAATTAAGTATTAAAAGTGTTGTTAAAAACTTAGACGATTACTTATTGCAACCATTAGGAGAAGCTTTGTTTGCATTTAATATGCAGTTTGACTTTGACCCAGAGGCTAGAGGTGACTTAGAAATAAAAGCAAGAGGCACTGAAAGCTTAATGAAAAATGAAGTACGAAGCCAAAGGTTATTACAATTATTACAAATGGCAAGTAATGCTGCAGTCGCACCATATCTTAAGATACCAGTTATATTAAGAGAACTAGGTCATGCTATGGATTTAGATTCTGAAAAATTAATTAATGACGAAAGAGAGGCGTTTAAACAAGCAGAAATATTAAAAGCTGCAGGAGGTCTA